GCTTCTTTTAATTTAGTTTCATACAATGTAAACATGTCTGACATTGCACTAGTGCTTTGTAATAAAGGTTGTGCTAATTCGTATGCAAGTCTTGCTGCTAATGCATCTTTTAATAATGGATCATATTTTGTAACATCTGTATCTAGTGCTACATATTTAATATTTAAAACATCTTCATCATAGAGTATAAATCCATTTTCAATTTGAAATAATTCTAATCCATTTTCTATATTTACAAGTCTTAGATAATCTGCTGGTAATGCATATTTATATGTAAAGCCGTAAGCAGGTGCTACGACGTCTTGTGCTAATGAAGCACGTTTAATTAAACAATTCCATGGGTGAGCTCTAAATACTGAAGCTCTTGTATCATCAAATAAAACACTAGCGGTTGCCGCTGGTTTACTTGTATCTGCTAATGAAGTAATAGCCTCAACACCTAAAAGTGCTAAAGCTCTATTTACTAAATCTACGTCTGCTGCCGCTGTCGCCATCTTTTGCTCCTAAGGTTGGGGGTACCGAAGTACCCCCGTTCTATTAGTCTACAACATACATGATGTAGCCAACTAGGTCATCGCCATCAGCGAGTGCAACGTCTTGAGAAGTAGCACGAAGTATAACTCCGTCTCTGCTTTCAAAAACGTGTGTACCGCCTGTAGCAGCAACGCCAGATCCTAAAGAGAACTGACCAGCTGTGTCCACATTAAGACCGTCAATAAGTCCATTTGGATCAGCTGCTGTAGTTGTACCATCAACCGCTGTAAAAGCGTCCCATCCAAGATCTAATGTAGCTGAACCAGTTGTCCAGTTTACATAAGCGTTAGATGAAGATAATAGTACGCGTACTCTACCGCCTGGTAGTTTACCTAGTGCTACACTTGATGTAGCATCTCCTGCACCATCTTGGTCATGAGTAAAGAACATAATACGTACTCTACCGTGAGCTTCAGTTGGTTGAGCAAAAGTTGGAGGTACGGCAACTGAGTTACCATACTCTGTAGAATTTTGAGTTGTTACAGCCATTGGTTACCTCCTTATTCTGCACATTTAATTTCAAGTACTTTTTCTTCTTCCATACGGACAGCGCCGAATGAAGCAGAGCAATATACTTGTGTTGAATTACGTTTGTCACGTCTTGGACCGATGTCTACATTTACATCCGCACCTACTGCAAGCAATAGACCAGATTTAGAGTAGCAAATAACTCTTCTGTAAGAGTTTGCATCTGTCGCAACAAGCTCGGTTCTAATGAACTCAAAGCCCATGAACGTATTAACGTCCCCTTGTACCAAAGCTTTAACAGAGTTAAAGTCAGCACTTGTTACTTCAGTTGATTGTAGCAAATCATTAATTTGTTTTGCTGTACAAATGATGTAACGAGGATCTGATGGATCTGTTTCGTTTTGGTCTAATATTTGTTTAGCTCTTCTGAGTTTACCAATTGTAAGACCAGAGTTAGCTGTTGCACCACTTTCGACATAGTCGACCGCAATCACTTGTCCTGATGGGTGTGTTACAGAGCTAGAACCTGTTTTACCTGTGTAAACTGTTCCAAAAGCTGATTCGATAATAATCTCATCCATTTTTCTACCTAAAGCAAAACCTGCGTTTTGGCTATATGGAGATGTAGGATCGATTAATAATCTAATACGATCGGTTCTATCAATTAATTCTGCCCAATCAAAGTCACGTAGAGAAACACGTCTTCTATCGTGTGGTACTGTGATAAGCGGAGTGTCTTGATGACGACCTGTCACCTCTAATGCATTGGTAGCGCCTATTCTATCGTAAAATTCGTACTCAGCGTTCTGAGATTCGACTCTTACGTATGGACGTAGGCGAGAACCTTTTTGTTGCAAGAGGTGCTCAACATTAGCTTTGTACTGTTGCACAAAAGCTGTAGTTATTTGAGTTGACATAAAATGTCCTCCTGTTATAGTTAAACTTCTCGCAGTGGCTACCCTTTCGGACCTCCGCTACCCTAAGCCTGGGCACACAGCTACGGACTCGATGAGCTACCCGTAATTTGGATTATATACTTTATTTATTTATAGTTACACTGCTTCTTCGCTATCAGGATAAGCATAACCGAATAAATATTCCATCTTTTTAATAGCTTCAGCATGACCTTGTGCCTCTTTATCAGTATATTGATTCATAAAGTTAGGGTCACGTTGTAATCTAGCTATCTCTTGTTGTGCAGCGTCAGGTGTTAGTTCGAATGATTTAACTTCACCAGGTTCAGCACCTGCTTCAGACATCATCTTACCAATTTTAGCAAATAGCTTAACAAACATAGGATTATCACCTTGTCCTGTTTCATCAAACCATTTTAATAGCTCTTCACCACCTAACTCTTTAGCAGCACGTTGTGATAAGTCTACAGACTCATCAAATGCTTTACCAAGATCTTTTTTAAGTTGTGTGTGCCATTCAGATCTCATTTGATCATTTTGACCTACAGCTTCATTATACTCATTACCTAAATACTGTAGATAACCTGTATAAAGTTTATTAGCTTGAGCATTAGTTAAACCTGTTTCATGCATAAGTTGTTTCATTGCAGTATCCATAGGTTCTGAATGTTCAAAACCATCTGGTAACTCAACTTTATCAAATTCATATTTTTCAGGTCGACCTAAACGATTATAAAATTCGTTCATTTCATCTTCTGATGCATTAGCCCCTGGTAATACTATTTTATCAGCACCTACCATTTTTTGAGCGTTTATATATGACTTAGCTAATCCATTTAAGTCTTTAATGTCTGCTAAACTTGGATCGCCTGCTATTTCTTGATCTATACTAGATCTCCAATCAGCTGAGCTACCCGTGTCTGCTACCGGTGCTTCTACCGGAGCTTCAGTCTCTACGGACCCTGTTGATTCTTCAACCATTATTATTCTCCTGCATTAATTGCATTATTTCTCTAGGATCTCTATTACAAAATCTTAGAATTGATAGTATAAGTCTACGTTGACCTTCACGGTGTGCAGACTCGTAAGGATCGCCTTGTACATAAGTTGAATCATGTATAAAGGCTATTTTACACAAATGCTCTAGTACGCGTTCTCCATCTTTAGTAGAAAACACAGCTCTATAAGCATCATGTAATTCGTTAAGTTTCGGTTGTTTCTGTGCCACCTAATATTCCTGCCGCACTGGCATCTTTAGCAGCGCCTGCAAGTTGTTGTGCTTGTTCAGCTTGCATAGCCGCTTGTTGTTGTTCTTGTCGTTGTTGTCTCATTTGTGCTACACTTTCTTCTGACATCAATGTTTCCATTGGAGCATCAAGTGTACCATGAGCCCATTTGAACGCACCATCAGCATCTAAGTTATCAAATATTTCTGGTCTGATATTTGCTAACGGCATTATTTGTTCCATGAAACGACTAAAGTTAAATACTGATTGTGACCTCTGAGCTCTTGCTACAGGTGACACATATTCAACTTTTAGTTTTGCGCCTTGTATCTCTGGTGGCGGAGATGCAATAGCTTGTCTTCTTGCCATAATGGCAAATACACGATCGATCAATGGTCCTAAGAACTCGGTTTGTAGACGACCTACCATCGGGCCTAGGAGTCGCATTTTTTCTTCTTGACGTTGTAAAACTTCTGTTGCGGTCATTTGTGGACCGTCTTGTCTCATTTGTAACCAATCAACATGGAATGTTTTTAGTATGTGGTCACGTCTTGAGTCTATAAAATCTAAACCAATATCTGGTCTTGCACCATTTATTAATGGCTCAATCTTATCTTGAGTACCAGATCTATAATAATTCAGACCCCCGGGTACCGTCCTTAGCGGTAACATGAAACCGTCATCAGGTACTAAGAGTGGGGGATCAGTGAGTTTCTGAGCAGCCCTAATGACGGTCTTGGTCATTTCGTTTACCATTCGTATGTCTGGTAAACATGTCATAGCGGGGGAACGACCATAAATTTCGCCAGCGGTCTTAGACCATCTAGGTACTAAATATGGAAACTCATTAAAACCTGATTCATCTAGTAGTATCTTTTCTTCCATTAATACATAACAACTACTAAATGGCATTTGTGTATTCATCTTAGTTTTAGGTGAATATGTATCTCTTGGTTCGACTGCATGAATGCAAGTAAATTCTTGATGTGGTTGTTTATAAGACATTTCAACAAATTTTTCAGGTAGTTTATCACCATACATTTGTACAAGTTGTCTTGCTGTATGTTTATACTTACGATATAATGTATCTACTCTACCTTCTGAATCTTCAGCTATATAGCATTCAGCTAAGTGAAATGTTCTAAAGTTTATAGGTCTACCTGGTCTGTCTTCTACATACATAACAGCTGTACCATAAGATCCAAGGTCTAAATATAATTCATGTACTGATGTAGTAAAATTAGATTCAGGTGTATTAAACACACCATCAAACATTGTCTCAGTTGTACCTTGTAACCAGTTACGTACTGATTGACTAAGTATATCGTTGACTTGCGGTATAGTGAGACTAAACCATTGTTCTGCAGATGATGTTAAAAATCCGTGTAAGCCACTTGCTAACTGTTCATTTGCTAGTGGTGCTGTAGAATCAAATACTTTATCATAACGTGTACGATCACCTTTATGACGTTCTATAGAAAAGTCACCACGACGTGGGTTTACAAAGTCTGTACAATCCTGCCATAGACTTTCCCAAGGTGCTCTCATTGATTCGAGTTGACCTTGACGTTTTATAATATGATCTACTTTTGTATCCATTATGCTTTTTTATTCCTGCTTGCAAATGATGCAGCTTCACCCTTACTGCTAAAGCCCCATGCTTTAAGTGCCAGTGCTAATCTTGTTGGTTTACCTTTGTCATCTTTCATCGGGCCTTTCATACCTGAAAAACGCGCAGCAAATGATACGCGTCGACCGTCAGTACCTTTACTTTGAGGTGCTTTTAAGTTATGACCTTTTGCATTATAGTACTTGCGGCCTTTTTCATTTAAGCCACCTGATTTATTTTGATGAGCTTTTTTAACCATTATTTTTTCTTAGCAGTCTTAGCAGATCTTGTAAAGTCAGCTTTTGTAGGAGCTCCTTTAGCACCTGGTTTACGCATCTTCTCCCCAGAGCCTGCTTTTATCCTTTTACGTTTTGCATGTATGTTTGCGTATAGTCCTGGTTTTTTTGGCATATTAACTCTCCGTACCTAATAGTCTTTTTCGTTTAACTTTTAAATCTGTATCTTTTAATCCTTGAGGTCCTGTCAGCATAGTTGATCTTCTAGATGTTTTACTTTTAGATGTTTTACTTTTAGCTTGTATTTGTTGTTCAGGGCTAGAACCTGATTCTACTTTAAGCCCTGGGTTTAAACTACCGACAAATGCCATAGGCATGTTGTCCTGCAGTTTCTTTGTCTCTGCTGGTGTATAATCTTTTAGGCTAGTCCCTGTCTTTAGTGCACCTTGTGCAACTAGTTGATCTATAGCTCTTTGCATTGCACCCATATTAACTCTCCGTACCTAATAGTTTTTTACGTGTTATTTCTTCTTCTTGTAATCCTGCGGCACCGGTCATAATTGTAGACTTTCTTCCTTTTTTAGCAGCATATGATTTTTTAACCTTAGCTTGTGCATCTGCAATTTGAGCTCCGGTTTCTGGTGCTGTCATCACTGGAGCTTTTGGTGCTTCAGGAGGTGCTGGCATACTTGGAGCCTTAGGTAGAATACCTATTGATTGAAGTGGTTTTGTTACTATTCTTGTAACTGATCTTACTGCGCTACCCATTATTTACCTCCTTATTGTATGTATGGCCTGTCACTGTATATCCCATCTTTTCATAAAACTTCTTAGTTCTTTCAGGATTAATTCCAGTTGATGTTGCCGGGTTTAGTCTTTTTGCGCCCTTTTTTGCAGCCCATGTTTCAAAATCTCTAAATAGTTTAACCGCAGCGGCCGACCCTCT